GGCTTTGCTCCACAAGTACATGCGCTCATATGTGTATGTAATTCGTACGGGCCTATATAAATAAAGGAAAATACTCGGGTTTACTTGGAACCTGGAACTTTGAATCCAGGCTTTCCTACAGCCGTTCTTAGCTTGAACCCGCTCGTCATTCCACCCGTACCATCTGGTCTTTTGTAAGGTTTACTAAATCTGCCTGGGTCTCTCCACAATGCCGCGCACCACGCACCTTCATCTCTTATTATCTTACGTGGGCCTGTAATCTTATTGCCTGTAAATCCACTTATCTTCCTTGCAGAGTGTTTGCAATTTGCCATCCACACACCGTCTGGTGACGTACCGCCCCCCTCATCATCATCATCAGGTTTAGGTTTCTTTTGAATGAATGCTCCAAATTTTATCATACGCATTATATCATCCAAATAATCATTAGTCTTCTGTAAGCGTTCTGTCTTTATTACGCAAGGACATTCTGCCTTGTCCAGTGACTTTGCTTTGTCTTCCAGACTCTTACTCCAGCTATGTCCTGAATCTCCACCCATCATCTTCCACATAATGAACCCCTTACTTGGTCTTTTCTTATTATCAAAGTTCTTACCCTGTGGGTCTACTGTCTCATGTCTCCTGTAATATTTATGAATCTTCATCGCCATTCCATAACTTACAAAATTCTTGTTAATTAAATGACCATTGATTCTCTTTGTAATAACTCCACCGCCATACCCAAATTCCTTGCGAAGCTCTCTACCATACTTTGCTTCCTCTTTGACTCCTTTTGGTATCTTGTATTTTTCTATCTTTGTAAGAATATCATCCAAAGCATCTGATTTGCCAAATCTTCTTGCTTGTATGGCCCTTTCCTGACGTATAGCTCCTTCTTTAGTATCATGGCAACCTAATAACTTTCGGTTCTTTTTAGCGTATAAACAATATTCACTACCTTTACGTTCTATTATCTTTTCGACCATTCCTTCTATCTCATCCAGTGTCATCTGAACACTCTTTGATTTAGCCATAGATATGTCTGTGACCTTTGCATCGGGGTTGGCTGGATTATCACCAACCCAAGATACTGACCAAAGAGAAAGTTCGTTAATACGATTGTGGCAGTCGTTCTCTGAATAACATACCTTCTCCTGGTCTGTGGCTTCACCACGGATGCTACTTGCACCCGATGGTCCATAATCCTTAATCTCTCCCCACACCTTATCATGCATTGCAATCTTGTCGTGGATTCCTATCTTAATCTTAACTTTTCCATCTTTGACCCTGTAAGCCAATGGTAGCCCAATCGGCATCTCCTCATGTCTGTATGAATATACGCCGTAGCGCATGTAAAAATCCATGGCCTCTTTGATGGTTTTGGTAGGTACCATATCACCCTGTTTATCGACGATAGGAGAACTAATGAAAGTCTCCATAACTCTGTCATTGTACCATTCGGGCCTGTATGTAATCCAGCCCGTGTTACTGTCGTCTGCCACGAATTACATACAAAAGCCACGTATAAAAAACTAAATATTTACTCGGGTTGCGGATTACATACACAGTTGTATGTAATTCGTAAAACTCCTACGGATTACATACACTAACGTCTTTGGACTTTGACTCTTACGCCTACTGATTCGCTGATTTCTTCTTCCAGCTCTCCTGCAAACTCATGTATGATAGTCTCTTTCTCTGTATGAAATGCCCTACCCAGGTATCTGCGCGGGAATGTTCCTCTACGATATATTTGTAATGCTACACTTCCTGAATCTCCCATCTGTTGCCGCCGTGACCACCCCTCGAGTGAGGTGCCTTTCTGATATGGTGGCAAATATGACGGTTTACCTACAGCAGGGCCAGTACCAAATTCCATGTGTGCTGCATAATTCACATTAGTTCCAATCTTCTTTTTCAGATTCTCATCTTTAACATGAATGCTGTTAGCCAATACACCTGTATCATAAGCTCCACCGTCTTCTCCCTTTGGGCCTTTGAATCCTTCAGCGAGATTCTTCATTGTCTGGTTTTGTATCTTATGAGCTGTTGTTGTCATTGCAATATCTAATGCTTTCTTTGCATTTAGCCCTATATTGGCAAAGAACTTATTGACATTAGGTTCCATCAGAATCTTGACCCGCATCTTGCCTGAGCCACCACCACCCATGGCTTGACCTGTCTGAAGATTGCGTACTCTTGCCATTATCTATGCTCTGATACTTCTTCAGTCGAAGCGTCTCCGTACTTTTCTTTCCACTTTCTCTTGACATACTCTTCTCCCCTCTCGTAATACTGCATCCTCGCCTTTTTCTCCATCTGCCCTCTATGAACCTGTGGAGCGTTCTTCCACTCCAACTCACTCTGACATTCTTGACAAAATCCCGAACCAAGTATGTGGACGCTCATTCCACTCGCTAAACACTTCCTACAGTTCTTCATCCATACCTCACCAACGATGTCCTCTGATTAGGGTGCAATAAAGAATGTCCTCTTAATTTCATCCTATGCTTTGAACCTATCTCTTGCTGTAACATGATTAACTCATCCAAATACATTCCGTTAGCAGGCATACGTCTTGATAATTCTTTGTGAGCTGCACACGTTCTGTGGTCTTTTCCCACTATCAATCCATATTTAAACTGACGACCCATTCGCTGTTCTGCTATCTTATAACCTCTTAGTCTACCTTCGTTGTTAATATTGATTATTTCTGTTCTTGCTATCCTTGTAAGTTTATACGTTTCGCCTACCGCTCCAGCCCTCATCGCTTGTACTGTCTGAGGTATAGAATAACCTGCTGCAACACTTTGGTTTATAATCTGATTTAATTGATTTGTAACTGCCACTTGAAAATCTGCATACGCCCTGAAAAGTACACCTTCATTCTTTAGTACTCTTAACAAGTCCTCATCATCAGGCGACATTGCGGGAGCCTTGGCTGCCGTTTTCTTTATTCCCTTTATCTCACCATATGCTGATGTGTAACCATTGCGATATGCAAAATCTATGTCATCCATTATGGCATCACGCATCCGCTTTGCCATCATTATTGAAATTTCACTTACTTGTGTATGTAATTCGTCAAACGTCTTTGCCTTTTCTAATTCTTTAAGTTCTTGTATAAGGACTCCTCTGAGTTCTCGTGCTGCTGATTCCATGTATCCAGAGGTTCTTTTGGCTCCTCGGCCTCCAGCGACTCCTGGGAACTGCTTAGAAAATCTTGACGCACCACCTCTGGAGATTGAGGGAGTACCAAATTACCTTCATCATCCAAATTCATCTCCACTCCTACATTCTGCATTTGGGTCAATATTTGAGCCTTCAAGTTCATATTGTTCAAGTACTTGGTCTCATCCTTTTCATTTATATCATTAAATCTAATCTTCCATGTGTCTACTTCCATAAGCTTGAGTAACGGTTTCAAGAAACCCATCTCGACACATTGCTGGGTCTCCCTGATAGTCCTGTCAAAAATAGTAATCTGCTCGCCTTCTGAGTTCAATCCACCCACTCCTGCCAACTGACCAACTACTAACGGCATAACTCCGTAAGCTCCATTGATGTCGGCGTTAATCCTATCCATGTAAGGGAGCATCATTAACTCATCCATGTTGGGCATAACTGGCACAAACTTGGCCGTAGAATTTCCTTCACGACTACTTAATATAGGAATAAAATTCGGATTGCGTCTTGTCTCCTCCGCTATATATTCCCCTAATCTATTCAGACTTTCCTCATCGTGGCCTGGTACATCCAAGAATCCTTTTGGTGGCCTCTCCAATCTGTAAATCTTATTTTGAAAGCTCTCAATAGCTAAAGCCGTTTCAATTTTCTTGGCGAGACCTATAATTGGCGACTGCCCATACAACCGAGCATTCGCACTGTATTTATTAAAATGAATCATCTCATCTCTTGCAAAGGGAATCTTGCCGTCGTCGCTTTCATAGAAGTAAGCCATCGGTTCTAACTTTACACCCGTTTCTGAATTTACATCACCAGACATGAACTCCCTACTCACAGGGTCGAACTTCTCTTCATCCACTATGAATCTGCCAAACGCATCTACATTAAATCTCATATGCTTGGTATCTTCTATCCAAAGTTCTTTGATAACTTTACCAGACACACTGCCATCCTCACTCGCCATACGGTCATATACGATACTTACCCAACAATCATCAAACACTTCCAATTGCCTTATCATTGCTTTGAAAAATTCTGAACCATTTATGTCAGCACTACCGTTTGAAGGGTCTTTCAATAAAGTCTCCACTGACCGCCTCTGCTCTGGGTCTCCCTTTTCTCCAATGGCTTGGTATTCCCACCCCTTTGTCACCGATTGGGACGCGATTCGAGTGATAACAGTTCTAAGATGAGAATACCTGTCAGCTAATTGTTCTAAATAAAATTGGTCTACTGGCGGAATTATCGCTTGTCTATAAGCGGCTTCTGTACTTACACCTGAATAAACTGGAGTCCTTGCTTCTTTTTCTAAAGCCTGCGCATCTTTGGTAATCATCTGCTCTAAACTCGATACCTTTCTGACTGGCTTGCTCCTGAATCGGTCAAATATTCCCATCAAATTC